CCGAGTTGGAAGGCATCGGCGATGCTGGCGCGCGAGGCTTCGGCCGTCTGTCGACCGAGATGGAGCTGGCCAATACCCGCCTCGCCAGTTTCGCTCGCAAGGCCGGGATTGCACTGGCGGCGGTGACGGTCGCCGTGGCCGCCGCTGGCGTGGCCATGGTCCGCTCGGGCCTCACCAATGTCGACGCACAGGCCAAGCTGGCGCAATCCATGCAGACCACGGTCGAAAGCGTCCAGACCCTGACATGGGCCGGGGAACTGGCGGGCGTGTCGATGGGCGAGATCGAACAGGCGACGAAGAAGCTGACCACGCGGTTGTCGGAGGCCGCGACCGGGTCGGGATCGGCCGTCGCGGCCCTGCAACGCCTGAACCTGACGGCCGCGCAACTGCAGGCCCTGCCGCTCGACCAGCGCATCATCGCTATTCAAGAAGCGCTGAACCAGTTCGTGCCCGAGGCGGAACGTGCCGCCGTCGCCTCTGATCTGTTCGGCGACCGGGCAGCACTGGCGTTTCTGCGCATCGATCCGGCAACCCTGCGCGAAGCGGCGCAGGATGTGCGCGATTTCGGCGTGGCGGTCAGCGCAGCCGATGCATCCCAGATTGAGCGCACCGGCGATGCCATTGCCCGCCTCAGCCTGATCTGGACCGGTCTCGTCAACCGCCTGACCGTCGCCGTTGCCCCAGCGCTTGAGACGATTGCCACCAAACTTGCCGACATGGCGCGCGCGACCGGTCCCATCGGGCGTGCGATCACGTCGCTGTTCGACAACCTCGGGCGGCTGACGACTTATGCCGCGACCTTCGCAGCCATCATGGCCGGGCGCTGGGTGGCGGGCTTGGCGGCGGCTGCCCTGTCCGTGCGCGGGCTGGCCACCGCTCTGGTTTTCCTGCGCGGCGCGCTGATCCGCACCGGAATCGGGGCGCTGATCGTCGGCGCTGGCGAGCTGGTCTATCAATTCTCGCAACTCGTCACCCGGGTCGGCGGCGTTGGCGAGGCGTTCCGGCTACTCGCCGATCTTGCAAAAGAGGCCTGGTCCCGCATGGGATTGGCACTGGATGGTGCGCTGGCACAAATGGCGGCCGGTTGGGAAGGCCTGAAGGCGGCCGGGCTTTCGGCGCTTGAGGGCATGATCGCGGGCGTCGTCAGCTTTGGCGACCGGACGGCGGCCATCTTCCAGGGGGCCTATGATGCAGCCGTGGCGATCTGGGGCAGTCTGCCCGGTGCCATCGGCGACTTTGCCTTTCAGGCCGCAAATGGGTTGATCTCCGGCGTCGAAGCGATGCTGAACGGTGTCGTCACCCGGATCAACAGTTTCATCAACGGATTGAACGCAGCACTGGCCCTGCTGCCGGAATGGGCAACGGGCGAAGGTGGCATCAGGATCGGCACGCTGGATCCCTTGGAACTGGCGCGGATCGGCAACCCGTTTGAAGGTGCGGCAACCGCAGCGGGTGCCGCCGCAGCCGATGCCTTCTCCGCCGCGCTATCGCGCACTTATCTTGAACCTCCTGACCTCGGTCTTGGGAAGATGGCCGAGGATGCCCGCGCCCGTGCAGATGGTTACCGCGAGGCCGCAGGCATGCTCGCCGATGCCGCAGGCCGCCCGCTGGCCAGTTGGCAGGCCCTGCGCGACGCGGTAACCGGCAGCGGGGCGGAGGCTGAAGCCGCACTGGCCGATGCTGCGGCCTCAGCGGACGCACTCGGGCTGGAATTGGACGACACCGCCACCGCTGCCGGTGGTGCAGGAGCTGCCGCACGCAATGCCGGGGCAGCCGCAGCCGAGGGCGCGGAGCAAGCCGCAACCGGCTGGGGCGCAGTCACCGCAGCGCTCGCCAACTATGCCGCCAAGGCCCGCGATATTGGTGGCGATATCGGCCAGACACTGGTTGGCGCATTCCAAAGCGCCGAAAACGCGGTGGCTACTTTCGTCAAAACCGGCAAACTGGATTTTCGCGACCTTGTCACCTCGATGATCGCCGATCTGGCCAAGCTGGCGGCCCGCCGCTTCATCTTGGGGCCCATTGCCAATGCCCTCTCGGGCGCGCTGGGCGGTGCGGGTGGGTTGTTCGCCGACATCCTGCACGCGGGCGGCACGGTCGGATCGCCCGGACCGGGCCGCATGGTTCCGGCGCTGGCCTTCGCAGGCGCACCACGTATGCATTCCGGCGGCTGGGCAGGCATCAAACCCGACGAGGTTCCGGCAATCCTGCAACGGGGTGAGCGCGTCCTGTCGCGCCGGGAGGCGGCTGGCTATGGCCAGTCCAGCGCCCCCTCCGTCAATGTCACCATCATGTCGCGCGATGCCGAAAGCTTCCGCCAATCCCGCACGCAGGTGGCGGCCGACATCGCCCGCGCTGTATCCCTCGGTCGGAGGGGCATGTGATGGCATTTCATGAGGTCAGGTTTCCCGACAACATCAGCCGCGGCGCGCGCGGTGGGCCAGAACGGCGCACCCAGATCGTTGAATTGGCGAGCGGCGACGAGGAGCGCAACGCCAGTTGGGCCAATTCCCGCCGTCGCTATGATGTCGCCTATGGCATTCGGCGCGCCGATGATCTGGCTTTGGTCGTCGCCTTCTTCGAGGCGCGCAACGGCCGCCTGCACGGGTTTCGCTATAAAGACTGGGCAGATTATAAGTCCTGCCTGCCATCACAGGCGATCACCCCCACCGACCAGCAGATCGGGACTGGAACCGGCAGCCTGAAAACCTTCCAGCTGGCCAAACTCTACATCTCCGGCGCGCAAAGCTGGACGCGGACGATTGCCAAACCCGTGGCTGGTACGGTTCGCATCGCGCTGGGCGTCACAGAACAGATGTCGGGTTGGACGGTGGACGCCACCACCGGCGTGGTCACCTTCACCACCCCACCCGGAAACGGCGTCATCATCCTTGCTGGCTTTGAATTCGATGTCCCCGTCCGCTTTGACACCGACACGCTCGACGTCACGCTCGACATTGAACGGCTGGGATCGATCACATCCATCCCGCTCCTGGAGATCCGCAGATGAAATCCCTCTCCCCTGCACTGCAGGCCCATCTCGACGATGGCACCACAACGCTGTCCTGGTGCTGGAGGATTTCGCGGGCGGACGGCGTGGCGCTGGGCTTCACCGATCATGACCGGGTGCTTGCCTTTGACGGTACCGAATTTGAGCCTGAAAGTGGTTTCGCCGCCTCGGAAATTCGGTCAGGTTCCGATCTGGCCGTCGATGCGCAGGACGCGACCGGCGTGCTGACCTCGGACCGGATCACCGAGACTGACATTCTCGACGGGCGCTGGGACAATGCTACGGTGGAGCTGTGGCGGGTGAACTGGGCCAACACCAGCCAGCGGATGCTGCTGCGCCGCGGCGCGGTTGGGCAAATCCGGCGCGGGCGCATGGCGTTCGTGGCCGAGGTGCGGTCGCTGGCGCATGTGCTGGGCCAGACCGTCGGGCGGACATTTCAGGCGGGGTGTGATGCGGCGTTGGGCGATACGCGCTGCGGGATCAATCTGGAAAACGCTGTCTACAAGGGGTACGGCGTGGTCACTGATCTGCTGCGCGAGCGGGCGTTCATGGCCTCGGGTTTAGCTGCATATGACGCGGGCTGGTTCACCTCCGGCACAATCACTTGGACCACCGGCACAAATGCCGGTCGGGTTACCGAAGTTTTGGCCCACGGCCTGACCGATGCCATCGCCACCCTGACCCTTTTGGAGGCTCCCGTACGCGTCATCGCCGAGGGTGACAGCTTCATCGCTCGGGCGGGCTGCGACAAGCGCATCGCCACCTGTGGGGCGAAGTTCGCCAACACCGCCAACTTTCGCGGCTTCCCCAACATCCCCGGCCAAGATGCGGTGTTGCGCTATGCCAGCCAGGACGGTGGCCATGAAGGGAACGTGCTGTGATCAGCGTCGTTGCCAACGGAAACGACGGGCGGCAGTGCATCGTCGCACGATGCACGAGAGCCATCGCTGATCCCGTCCTCGTCATCGCCACCGCCCGCAGCTGGCTGGGCACGCCGAATCACGATCAGGCGAGCCTGCGCGGGGTCGGCTGTGATTGCCTTGGTCTTGCACGTGGCGTCTGGCGCGACGTAGTCGGGGATGAACCTTTCCCGATCCCGCCTTACAGCCGGGATTGGGGCGAGACAGGGCCGAACGAGGTGCTGGCGAACGGTGCTGCATCGATGCTGATCCCGATTGCGACGAATGATGTCGGTCCCGGCGCGCTGGTCCTGTTCCGAATGGCTCCGCGCGCAATCGCCAAGCATGTCGGAATCCTGACCACGCCTGAAAGCTTCATCCATTCCTATGAACGGCTGGGCGTCGTCGAGGAAATTCTGACCCCGACATGGGCGCGCAAGATTGCCTTCGCCTTCCTGTTCCCACGCTCCAGCAACATCTGAGATTTTCACATGGCAACTTTAGTTCTCGGTGCCGTCGGCTCCGCAATCGGTGCTGGCTTCGGCGGTGCCATCCTCGGCTTTTCAGGCGCGGCAATCGGTGGTTTTATCGGCTCCACCATTGGGTCGGTTGTCGACAACTGGATCGTATCGTCCCTCGCCCCCGCCCAGCGGATCGAGGGCGCGCGCCTCGACAGCCTGCGCATCACCTCCTCGACCGAAGGGGCGGTCATCCCGCGCCTGTTCGGTCGGATGCGCATCGGCGGCAATATCATATGGGCCACGGATTTCCGCGAAGAGGTCAACACCACCAGTCAGGGCGGCGGCAAGGGCAGCGGGCCGAAGGTCACGACCACCGAGTATCTCTACTATGCCTCCTTTGCCGTCGCTTTATGCGAGGGGGACATCACCGGCATTGGCCGCGTCTGGGCCGATGGCAAGGCGATGGACATGACCGGCGTCACCTGGCGCTGGTATCCCGGCGACGAGGCGCAAAGCCCCGATCCCTTCATTGCAGCCAAGATGGGCGCGGCCAACACCCCCGCCTATCGCGGCACGGCCTATGTTGTGTTTGAGGAACTGAACCTCAGTGGTTTCGGCAATCGCCTGCCGCAGATCAGTTTTGAGGTGTTCCGGCCCCTCGCGGATCCGGACACCGCCGAGGGCTGGTCAAAGCCGTCACGCTGATCCCGGCCTCTGGCGAGTTCAGCTACGCGACGGTGCCAGTGAAGAAATCGAGCGGCGCTGGTGGGACGACTGTCGCCGAGAACCTGAATGCCATTTCAGACACCGCCGATATCGTCGTGGCACTGGATCGTTTGCAATCCATGGCACCGGCGGTCGAAAGCGTCAGCCTTGTGGTGGCATGGTTCGGCGATGACCTGCGCGCAGGCAATTGCAAGGTTCGCCCCGGCGTCGAGGTTGCGGCCAAATCTACGACCCCTTCGGCCTGGTCGGTGAATGGCGTCAGCCGCACCAATGCGGT